TGCTAAAGCGTGTTAATCCGTACAGCCAGCCAGACGATATGATCGTTGCTAGTTATATAGGAAGACCTGATACGCAGGATGAATACAACAATACCCTATTTTTGTTGTCAAAGTATTACAACGCTCGTATAGGATTTGAGAATGACCGAGGAGAAATTATTCCTTTCGCCAAACGTCATAAGTTAATGCAGCAGCTTTTACCAGAGGTAGAAATCTTTGATAAAACAGATAACGTTCGCATACGCAAGCTAGGCCGTAGTTACGGCATGAGCATGGGTAGTAAAGAACGTAAAGGGCAAGCAGAAATATACTTAAGGGACTGGCTGAAAACTCCTAGAGGACGAAGCGAGTCAGGAGAAATCAAGCTAAATCTACACCAAATATACGATATTGCACTAATAGATGAGCTTGTAAAATACAATCGCCGGGGCAATTTTGACCGGGTGTCAGCACTAATGGTAGGCATGTTCCACTTAAAGGATTTGCATTCTAGAGAAGTCAAGGTAATAGAGCAGACATCTAATAACACATTCTTCGATCGAGCCTTCTTCTCATAAAATACTATCTGATGACCCAGATCCCTAAACAAAAAATTGCCAGATCACGCAAGTCTAAAGACTGGGCTAGAGAGTGCATCCGCGCTTTTATTAACCGCAGCAGCTTTAGCACTAGCACAAAGCACACGGTACAAACGTACTATGAAGCGTATAACGGCAATCTAAGAGAGGCAGACTACAATTATGTAACTAACCCTTACAACAGTGAAGCATGGTCTAAGAAGAACTTTCCTGCGCGTCTACGTAACTACAACATCTTGAAGCCGGTAGTTGATTTGCTTCTAGGAGAAAAGGCAAAACGGCCTTTAGCTTATCAAGTAGTAGTACGCAATGCAGATATTTCTAGCAGGTACGACAAGTTTCGTAAGAAGCAAATTGAAGAGTATATGCAGCAGCTTATTATTAATGAAGCTAATGCGCAAGGGATTGAAACAGGCATGCCTAGCGAAGAGTTGCCTGTTCCTCAAGAACACATGGAGCAAGTCCTCGAAAGCTACCGGGATAGCCGGGCTATCATTGGTCAGGAGGTTTTAAACTACCTGTTTGACTGGCTAACAATGGAGGACCTGATGCAAAAGCTTTTCTTTGATTGGCTGGTAGCCGGAGAGTGCTACACTTACAAAGATGTCTGCATGAATGATGTAGAGTACTCAGTCGTTTCTCCATTAGACATTGACTTCGAGAAAGGCCCTGATGTAGATTACATTGAAGACTCCGACTGGGTTGTACGCCGTCAAATCATGAGCGTTAACCAGGTGGTTGACCGTTTTTACGACGTTCTTACTCCTAAACAGATTGACCAGATAGAGCAACCTCACGGGAAGTATCGTAGTAATGAGGGAGGCGCTCGTTCTATGTTTACTAGTAAACCTGAAGAAGACGAGTCAGATCGTATGGTTGAAGTACTACACGTATGTTGGAAGTCTTTTTCTAGAGTAGGGATTTTAAACTACATAGATGAACTAGGTCAGCCGCAGGAAATGGTAGTGGACGAGTCCTATAAGAAAGAGGACGCAGACGACATTACTTACTACTGGGTTAACGAGGTTTGGGAAGGCTATCAAATCGATAAAGACATTTATGTTTCTGTGCAACCACATGTAGTGCAGAGAAACGAAATGAATAATATTTCAGTCTGTAAAATGCCTTACAACGGGCGTATTTACAGTAACCGGCACAGCGATAACATCAGTATTATTAGTATGGGCCTTCCATACCAAGTGCTTTATAATGTTTTCCATTATCGTTTAGAACTGTCTATTGCTAAGAACAAAGACAAGATTATGCTTATGGAAATGAACACTATTCCAAAGCGCCATGGCTGGGACGAAGAAAAGTTCATGTACTACGCGGATGCAATGGGTTACGCGTTTATCGACTCTACTGCAGAAGGCAAGAACAACGAACGAGTGACCTTTAATCAATATCAAGTATTGGATATGTCTTTAGGTCAGTATATCGCAGCTCAATTCCAGCTTTTGCAAGCAGTCAAGTCCGAATGGGAGGAGATGATTGGCATCTCTCGTCAACGTAAAGGGCAAATCAAGACTTCTGACGGTGTTGGTACAACAGAGCGTGCTGTATTCCAGTCATCGGTAATTTCTGAAGAGCTATTTAGACGCTTTGAAGCATTTATTGAAAAGGAGTACCAGGGTTTGCTAGACACCTCTAAGATTGCATGGAGAGAGGGTAAGAAGATGACTTATGTTACCAGCGATCTACGCACCGCTATGGTAAATATAGATCCTCAAGAATTCCAGGAGGCTGAGTACGGAGTGTTTGTCAAGAATACCAGCCGTGAGCAGGATAAATTGAATCAGATGCGGAACATGGCATTGTCATTTGCGCAAAATGGAAGCGAGCCGTCTACTATTGCAGAGATTCTAGATAGCAACAACTTCTCTAAAATCAAGGGCTACTTACAAGACGTTGAAGACAAGCAGAAAGCGCTTCAAGAACAGCAGAACCAAATGCAACAGCAGGTGGCTCAACAACAATCTGCGGCACAGAAAGCTCTTCAAGATGAAAAGCAAGCATTCGAAGCCCAGCAAAATGAGCTAGAACGTACTAACAAAATGGATCAGAAAAAGTTAGAAGTAGCGTCTAAACTAACTTCAGATGCAGATGGCAACGGCAGAAGAGACGACATTGACCGTGCAAGACTGGATGTGGAGCGTCAAAAAGTAGAGGCTCAGAAGCAAAAAGGTTGATATTAATAAAATAAACGGAAACTATACAAAATCCGTCAGATAAAACGGTATAACTTATATTTTTACAGCAATGAATAAGGATGAATCACTGGACTTAAGCCAAGTTAGCGTAGCGAACTTGCTTAATAACAATGCTCCAAGCGATATCCCTGCTCCTGAGGAACCAGTAGCAGAAGAAAGCGCAGAAGAACAGGTAGAAGAAGTAGCAGAAGAAGCTGAGCCAGCAGTGGCAGAGGCTGAAGAATCTGAAACAGTAGATGCAGAAGTTGAAGAGCCTGTTGCAGAAGTAACAGACGACACATCTGAAACATCTGAGCCAGGGGTAATTGATACTTTACGGCAAAAGTTAGGCTATGAAGTCGAAGGGGCATTTGAAGATGACTACGACGGTGTAGTAAGCTTTACACAGTCTGTTGCAGGAGAGATTGCTAAAGAACAGCTGGACACGGTTTTCAGCCAATTTCCAGATGTAGAGCAATACCTACAGTTTCGCTACAACGGCGGCGACCCAAAAAAGTACTTTGCAGCAACAAGCCCAGAAGTAGACTTTGGTTCTATTGAGCTATCGGAAGATAATATTTCTATGCAACGAATGGTTGTAGAAGAGCATATGGTAAAGCAAGGCTACACTCAAGACGAGATTGTAGAAACCGTGCAAGAGTATATTGATGCAGGCATTTTGCAGCGTCAAGCAACTAGAAGTTTAGGAAAGCTGAAAGTCTTGCAAGACCAGGAGTCTGTGCAAGTAGTTGAAAAGCAAAAAGCAGAAGCTGTCCAACGCCAAGAGCAACTAACTCAACAGTGGACAAGTATTAAGTCTACCATTGATAATGGCAAACTAAAGACATTTGAAATCCCAAGTTCAGATAAAAAGAAGTTTTACTCTTGGATGAGTGACGCAGTTGACAACCAAGGCCGCACCCAGCGGTTGGTTGATAGAGAAGCGATGGATTTAGAAACGCAATTAGCGATTGAATACCTAGCTTGGAAAAAGTTAGACTTAAGTCGTTTAGTCACGGCTACACAGAATACCAAGAAAGCTCAGAATTTAAAGCAAAAATTACAGCAAACGCAGACTGCTAGTCGGCGTATGAAGGGCGGGGCTAACTCTGCTCAAAAGGCACCAAAGAAATTACCTTCATTGAAAGATCTTTTGTAACCCTTAATAATTAGTTTAAATCATGTCTGCTGACAACATTAAAAAGCTTCGTTTATACGAAGACACGTTTAACAGTTCCTCGATGACTGATGAGAATAGCCTTGCTGCTGCTCTCCTCACTCAACCCGACGTACTGTCCCCTGTAATTACTCATCTCTCCGGCCAGGAAGACAAGCGATTCCCGCTTTCTTACTTGACTGAGGGCATGGGTGCAACTAAGTACATCAACGA